CGGCCAACGACGCCGACGACATCCGCCTTGACGGCGCCGCGAACGTGCTGTCGGGCGGCCCCATGTCCGGCGCGGCAGCCGTGTCCATCACCGCCTCGGGTTCGGCCGCGCTCATCGTCGGCCTGTCTGGCGATGCCACCATCGTGCTGCAAGGCAATGACGCGCTGCTGTCGCTCACCATTGGCCTGGATGGCGCCGCCGCGTTCAGTTTCACGGGCAATGCCTCCAACCTCGGCCTCATCGTGCCATTCGGCGGCGCGGCTTCGATCAGTCTCACCGGCACCGCAGACCTGCGCGGCCTGCTATCGCTGTCCGGCGCCTCCACGCCCTACGCCGAGCTCAGCCCGCAGAATCTGGCCGTCGCCGTCTGGGAGCGCATCATTGAGGCAGGCTTCACGGCAGAGCAGATCCTGCGCCTCATTGCCGCGCATGCCGCCGGCGCTGCCACCGGCCTGGAGGGCAGCAACCCACAGTTCACCGGACTGGACGGGATCACGGTGCGTATCGACGGCACCTACAGCGCCGGCACGAGGACGATCGATGCGCTCGACGGGGACTGATGCATGGCCACGCAGGGCCGGTGGCTGGGCGACTGGCCGGGTGCTTGGTGGGGCAGCAGCGGCGGCAGCGACCCCGGCTCGCTCAGCGGCCACGCCAGCATCAGCATCAGCGCTTCCGGCAACCTGCAAACGATCGGCTCGCCCGCACCGAAGCTTCCTTTCCCTGGCTACGGCACCTTCATCCCGCCCAAGCGCCGACGCGTCGTTGAAGAAGACGAGGCGCTGTTGTTGATGGAACTCATCTGAGAGCCGCCACCATGATCCACCTGCTTGACGCTATCTACTCGCGCCCGTGGGCGCTGCATCCGATCACCATGGCGCTCATCCTCCAAGTGGCGGAGCGCTGGGCCAGCGGCGTGCGCCTGTCGGCCGAGGAGGTGCAAGCCGCCGTCGGCGACGCGCCGCAAACCAACGCTGCGCGCGCGCAGGCCGCGGCTGCCAGCGGCGGCGGCAGCGTGGCCGTGATCCCGGCCTACGGCATCCTCACGGCGCGGCAGTACGCGGTGGAGAACAGCAGCTCGCCGCTCACCAGCAGCGAGCGCCTTGGCATGCGCGTATCGGCAGCGGCAGCCGATCCAGAGATCGGCGCCATCGTCATCGACTTCGATACCCCGGGCGGCGATGCCATGGGTGTCAGCGAGGCCAGCGCGCGCATCACCGCAGCTGCGCAGATCAAGCCCGTCATCGGCGTCGTGAACAGCCAGGCGGCCAGCGGCGGCTACTGGCTGGCCAGCCAATGCAGCGAGCTCGTGATGGCGCCCGACAGCATGGTGGGCAGCATCGGCGTGCGCATGGCTCACGTCGATGCCAGCAAGTACTACGAGTCCAAGGGCCTGCGCATCACGCACATCCACTCCGGCAAGTACAAGGTGGAGGGCGCAGACACCGGCCCGCTCAGCGACGAGACGCGCAGCTACTTGCAAGCCATGTCCGATGAGCTCTACGCCAGCTTCACCAAGGCCGTCGCCAAGGGCCGCAACCTGCCGCTTGACACCGTGCGCGGCGCTGCCTTCGGCGAGGGCCGCATGCTGCTGGCCAAGGACGCCGTGGCTGCCGGCATGGCCGACCGCATCGACACGCTCGAAAACACCATCGCGCGATACGCCAAGAAGCGCAACCAGAAGGGCATGAGCAGCAACGCCCGCGCCCGCGCCCTGGCGATCGCCGCACGCCTACCCGCGGGGCCTGACAGAGCCCTTGCACAGCGGCCGTCCGAAGACGGCGCGCTGGGCGGCCCCACGGCCGCATCTGTCGCTTCAACCACCGCAAAGGAACCCTCACCATGAACAAGCGACTCCAAGCGCTCCTGCAGCGCCGCGCGGCGGCCGTGGCCGCCATGAACAAGATTCACACCGACGCCGGCGACGCCGCGCTCACCGCCGAGCAGCAAGCCGCTTTCGACGCCTCGCAGGCCGAAGTGGCTGCGCTCGACGGCGACATTGCCCGCGTCAAGGCCGCCATCGAAGCCGAGCGCGGCAGCGCGCTGGCGCTGCCCGCGAACGCCCGCCTTGAAGCCGGCCGCGATCTGCGCGCCGACGATCCCACGCACGGCTTCGCCAGCATGGCCGAGTTCGTGCGCGCCGCGCACGCGCAGCAGATCCTCGGCCAGGACGACGAGCGCCTGCGGTTCGGCGCCGCCGCCACTACCTACGCCAACGAAGGCAGTCTGGCGGACGGCGGCTTCCTCGTGCCGCCCGAGTACTCGCGCGAGGTCTGGCAGCATTCGCTCGAGGAAGACGCCTTCCTGCCCATGTGCGACGGCCAGTCCATCGCCGGCAACACCATGTCCTACCCCAAGGACGAGACGACTCCCTGGGGCACCGACGGCGTGCGCGCCTACTGGGAGAACGAGGCCGCCGCGGCCACGCAGACCAAGCCCAAGGGCGAAGTCAACACCCTGCGCCTGAAGAAGCTGGTGGCCCTGATCCCGGTGACCGATGAGCTGCAGGCCGATGGCGTGGCCGTGGGCAGCTACATCGCCGGCAAGGCCAGCCAGTCGATCCGCTGGAAGACCAACCTGGCCCTGTTCAGCGGCAGCGGTGTCGGCCAGCCCGAGGGCATCTTCGGCTCCGCCGCGCGCATCGATGTCGCCAAGGAATCCGGCCAAGCCGCCGACACGGTGGTCGCCGCCAACATCGCCAAGATGTTTGCACGCCAGATCCGCAAGAGCGGCGCGGTCTGGATGATCAATCCGGATGTGCTTCCTCAGCTTGTCGTGATGACGCTGGGCGATCAACCTATCTGGACGGCGCCGAACAGCGGCATGGCCGATGCGCCGCTGGGCCGCTTGCTGGGCCTGCCCATCATCGAGTCCGATGTGATGGACACGGTAGGCGACGTTGGCGACATTGGTCTCGTCAACTGGAAATACCAGCGCGCCATCCAGAAGGCCGGCGGCATCGAGACTGCATCGTCCATGCATCTGTACTTCGACCAGAACATGAACGCATGGCGCTTCACGTTCCGCGTCGATGCCAAGCCGGTGCTGACCCAGGCCGTCACGCCGCCCAACAGCAGCAACACCCGCTCGCCGTTTGTCTTCCTGGCCGAGCGCGCCTAACCCATCACTGAAAGGACACAGCATCATGATGCTCAATGCCAAGCCTTCCGAGCTGGTCGGCATCGTCGGCAACATCGACCCCGACGCCTATGCCGCCAGCACCGTTACCACCGACTGGATCGCCGCCAAGGACTACCAGGCCTTCGCGGCCCTCGTCCTGGCCGGCGACCTTGGCGCCGGCGCCACGCTCGACGCCAAGCTCGAGCAGGCGCAAAACGCCAGCGGCACCGGTGCCAAGGACATCACCGGCAAGGCCACCCAGCTCACGCAAGCCGGTACCGACAGCAACAAGCAGGTTGTGATCAACCTGCGCCCCGAAGAGCTCGATGTCGACAACGCCTTCACCCACTTCCGCCTGTCGATGACGGTGGCCACCGCCACCAGCGATTGCGGCGGCATCGTGCTCGGCGTGCTCCCCGCGCGTGGCCCCGCCACCGGCGTGGACGCCGCCACGGTGGACGAGGTCGTCGGCTGAACCTGAACGCAGTTGTCTCCTCCGAGGATGCAAGTCCTCTTCCACGTCCCGCCCGGCATTCCGTCAGCGGGGCGTGATCTTTCAACGGGAGCGCATTCAATGCCCTTCATCAAGTTCACTCAGGACCGAACCACCGTCGAGGCCGAGCCGCAGGTGTTCAAGGCCGGTCAGGTGTACGAGCTGCCCGAGGCCTCGTGCGAGCGGTGGGTGCGCCGCGGCGCGGCCGAGCACTGCAACGAGCGCGTTGCTGTGAGCACGCTGCTGGGTCCCGAGCCGCTCGTCGCGCAAGCGCCTTCGGAGGCCACCACCCGCCGCGGCAAGAAGTCTTCCGCTCTCGCCGGCCCCAACGGCTGACCCTCATGCAACTGCACGGCTTCAGCCTCGTCACGCCGCCGGCGACGGACCTCGTCGTCACGTTGGCCGAGGCCAAGCTCGCGCTGCGCATCGACGGCTCCGACCTCGACGCCGAGCTGACGCGCCTGATCCGCAGCGCCACGCGCCAGGCCGAAACCGAGCTGCGCCGCGCGCTGCTCACCCAGACATGGGTGCTCACGCTTGATGGGTTCCCCGCATGCGGCGCGATCCAGCTTCCTTTCGGCTGCACCAGCGTCACCAGCGTCCAGTACGTCGACGAAGCAGGCGCCACGCAAACACTCGCCGGCACGTCCTATCACGTCGATGTCACGCGCGCTCCCGGCCGCCTCGTGCGCGCAGACAGCGTCACTTGGCCGACTATCGATGTGCGCCCCAACGCCGTCACCGTCACCATCGTCTGCGGCTTCGGTGCCGTGGCCGACGTGCCCGCAGAAGTCAAGGACTGGATCCTTGCTCACGTCGGCGCGCGCCTGCGCAACCCAGAAGCCTACATTGTCGGCACCTCAGCCACGCCCATGCCCGGCCGCTTCATTGACGCGCTGCTCGACGGCTGGCGCCTGATCACTGTATGAGCGTCAACGCCGGCCGCCTCGATCAGCGCATCACGCTGCAGGAGCCCGTGCAAACGCGGCAGCCATCGGGCGAGGTCACCAAGGCCTGGGCCGACGTGGCCACCGTCTGGGCCAGCGCCGACCCCAAGCGTGGCGCCGAGTATTTCGCTGCTCTGCAGATGCAGGCCGAGGGCCCCGTGATGTTCCGCATCCGCTGGCGCTCCGGCGTGCTGCCCACTTGGCGAGTCATCTGGCGCAGCGCGAACTACGACATTGCCAGCCCGCCGGTCGATGCCTACGGCATGAAAGAATCGCTCGACCTGTACTGCGTCACCGGGGTGCGCGATGGCCGGTGAACTGATCCGCCTGACCGCAAGCACGATCGCCGTCAAGAAGGCCCTGCGCGAGCTGCCCAAACAGTTGCGCCGCCGCGCGCTGCGCAACAGCCTGGCAGCGGCCGGCCGCGTGTTCCGCGACGAAGCGCGCCGCCGCGCGCCCGTGCTCAAGGTCTCCACCTACGCCGGCCGCTCGGCACTGCAGCGGGGCATCCGCGCCATCGGCACGCTGCGCCGCGCCATCAGCGTGCGCACCAGCAAGCGCGACACGCGCAACGGTGACGTGGGCGTATTCGTCAACGTGCGCCCGCTCAAGGGCGGCAGCGCGCGCAACCCCAAGGATCCGTTCTACTGGCGTTGGCAGGAGTTCGGCTGGCAGCCCGCCACCGGCCCGCGCCGCGGCGGCAGCCGCGCCGTGCGCCGCGCAGACGCCCGCCCCGGCACCGGCGCTCGCAAGCCCGGCGCCTTCTTCCTGCGCGGCGCCACCGGCAAGTCCTCCGAGGCCCTGCGCGCCTTCGAACAAACCTTCGCGCCGCAGGTGCAGCGCTTCCAGCAGGGGCTGCGGTGAGCGTCGAGAGCGACTTCGTCGCCAGCATGCTCTCGCACGCGCCTCTGGCCGCGCTCATCGGCGACCGCCTCGTGCCCGACAAGGTCGAGCAGGGTGCGCCGCGGCCGTACATCGTGTACGTCGTCGAACGCGAGCCCGAGTACCTGCTGGACAGCGCGCTTGCCACCACGCGCTACCGCTTCCGAGTGCAGTGCTGGGGTGACACGCGCACTCAGTGCGAGCAGGTGGCCGACGCGCTCGAGGCAGCCATGCAGGCCAGCACGATGGAAGATGGCGGTCTGCTCACCGAGACACGCGACACCATCGCCGAGCACAACCTCGATCTCGAAGGCACCGAGATCGCCTTCGACTTCTGGCAGGACGCATAGTGCCACTTCACCTTTCCCCCCCAACCCACCGGCCACGGCCGGTTCTTCTCCTGAAATGAAAACCTCATGGCAACTTACATCAAGGGCCGCGGCATTCGAGTGGAAGTCGCCACGGCTTTGGCTGCGGCCGTCACCGATGCCAGTGACATCACCCAAGCCAATCCGGGCGTGGTCACACGCACCGCGCATGGCTTGGCCAACAACGCTGTCGGGTACTGGGACACGATGGTTGGCATGGAGCAAATCGAAGACCAGGCGTTCCGTATCAAGAACGTGACCGCCAACACCTTCGAGATGCAGGGTCTGAACACCAGTCTGATGACCGACTTCACGTCCGGCTCGTACTACATCGGCACCACGTGGGCCACCATTGCCGAGTCCACCGCGTTCAACGTGCCCGACGCAGCGACCGAGGATCTCGACGCGACGACCCTGCTCGATGTGATCGACGTGATCGAGGCTGGCAACCTGGCCGCGCAGCCCATCACCATTCCGGCGCTGGCGCGCGAAGTGCCCTCTACCGGCATGATCTACATCGAGGAGTCGGCACGCATCTCGCGCAAGGTGCTGCTTCGCATCACGCTGCAAGGCGGCGGCGTGCGCGTGTACTACGGCACCCCGTCGGCGCCCGGCGAAGACGTGCAGGCCAAGCAGCTCGGCCGTGGCACGTTCTCGGTCAAGGGTCGCGGCCTGTACCTCAAGCTGCCGGCATGAGCGACGTTGCCGCCCTGCTGCGCCAGATGCGCGAGCAGCGGCAGTTCTTCGTGCAGCTGGAAAGCGGCAAGCGCGTCTTCCTGCTGCGCCCGCAAGAAGCTGCCGAGATGCACCACGTCATCAACGGCGTGTCGGTCGATGCCATCGTGCGCTTCACGGTCAAATGGGAGGGCTTCACCGAGGCCGACCTTTTGCCCGGCGGCGCCAGCGATGCGGTGGACTATCACGTGGATCTGTGGCGCGAACTCGTGGGCGATCGGCGCGATTGGGCCAGCAAGATCGCCGACGAGATGGTTGCGCAGATCGAGCGTCGCGCAGCGCAGCGCAAGGCCGAATCGGGAAACTGATTGCCCACCTCGATGCGCAGCACGAGGATTGGGCGATCGATGAACCGCAGTGCGCCAGCGCGCGCAATGCCATCGCTGCCTGGAACCTGCTGTCCAACGGGATGGGCGGCATAGACTGGCACGGCCTGCCCCTGGTGGCTGCGCACCTGGGTATCGCCGACGTGGAGGCGTTGATCGACGACTTGGGCGCCATCAAGACCTGGCAGCCGCCGGGCAAGCGCAAGGATCGCGAGGCTGAGGCTGAAGACGATGAACAACTGGAGCAGTAGCCGATGGCTCTAGCCACGCTGTCGATCGACATTCGCGCCGAGTTCGCCAAGTTCGAGGCGGACCTGAACCGCGCTGCCGGCTCGGTGGAACGCGCGGCGGCCCGCATGGGCCGTGGCTTCTCGGGCGTCGGCGCCGTCTTCACCGGCTCGCTGCTGGCCAATGCCGCCTCGCAACTGGCGAGCAGTGTCATCGGCATCGTGCCTTCGCTCGTCGAAGGCGCCGCTGCGCTGCAAGACCTGGAGGAAAAGACGGGTGCCAGCGCCGAGGCCCTGTCCGCGCTCATCACGCCGGCCGATGTTGCGGGCATCAGCGTCGATCAGCTCGCCGGCTTCATGGTCCGGCTTACAGGCACGCTGAGCAAGACCAGCGAGGAGAGCAAGGGCGCGGGTGCAGCGCTGAAGCTCCTGGGCCTGAATCTTGAGGAGTTCCGCGCGCTCAAGCCCGAAGAGCAGTTCGGCACGCTTGCCGAGCGGCTGGCGCAAGTCAGCAACGGCGCCGACCGCACGGCTGTGGCCCTCGCGCTGCTCGGCAGAGGCAGTGCTAACGCGCTGCCGTTCTTGAAGGAACTGGCGCAGAGCGGCGTCACGCAAAATCGCCTCACGGCCGAGCAGATCCGCCTGGCCGACGAGCTGACCGACCGTAACGCCAAGCTGCGCAGCGAGCTGCGCCAGGCCGCGCAGGTGGCCGCATTGCAGGCGCTGCCGGCATTCAACGCGCTGACCGAGGAACTGGTCAAGGCGATCCAGAAACTCACGGGCATCGACTCGGCGGCCACGCAGCTTGCAGCCAACAACGGCATCCGCGCCTTCGCGCAGAGCGCGGCCGAAGGCCTGGCAGTGCTGGCTGATGCGGCGGTGTTCTCCGGCCGCGCCATCGGCACCGTGGTGGCGGGCGTGAAGAGCGCCGACGCCAACCTCAAGCTCGGCAAGCTGGCGCTCGACAATCCCAAAGCAGTAGCCGAGTTCGTCGCCAGCGGCACCGGCCCGCTCAAGGAAGCGCTGGACGCGCGCAACGCCGCCGTCGCCGATGCCAACAAGCGCCTGATCGGCCTGCTGCAAGGTGATGACTTTGCCCTAAGCCGCGGCCTGCGCGAGCGCTTCGCTGCCGAGAAGCTCGGTGAGCAGGCCGGGCTGAACGACATCTCGAAGTTCGCCGCGCCGCGCCCGCAGCCCGGCCCGCGCTTCCGGCCCATCGCCTCCGACAACGAGGCCAACAAGGCCCTGCGCGAAGCCGAGCAGGAGCGCAAGGCCATCCTCGACCGGCAGATCAAGGCGCTCGACGCCGCCCTCGGCCTTGAGCGCGATCAACTGCAGTTCCACGAGGACTACCTCGAGCGCGTGTACCAGGACGGCGCGCTCAGCGTGGCCGAGTTCTACAACGAGCGCCGCCAGATCGAGGCGCGCGGCCTGCAGCAGCAACTCGACACCTTCAAGGCCGAGGAGGAGGCGCTGCGCGCGTTCCTGGCCCGCACCACCGATCCGAGCGAGCGCATCAAGACCGAGGAGCGCATCGACGAGGTGCGCGCCAAGTCCGCGCGCGCGCTGGAGCAGTACAGCCGGCAATCGGTGCTCGGCTTCAACGACCAGGCGCGCGCCACGCAGCAGGCCACCGAGCGCCTGCGCGAGTTCCAGGCTCAGGCGCTCGAGCTGCAGGGCGATGCCGGCGGCGCTGCTCGAATCCGCGCCGAGCTGGCGATCGAGCAGGCACGCCGCAGCGCGCGCAGCGTCGGCATCTCCGAAGACGACATCCGCTCCTTCGAGCGCGCGCAGCAAGCGGCCGTCGCCTTCGGCGACGCGCAGCGCGGCGTGCAGGGCATCACCTCGCGTCTGGCCGACGCGGAGGAGCGCATCGCGCTGGCTGCACGCGTGTCCGGCGCCAGTCGCGCCGAGACCGAGCAGCAAATCTTCGCCGTGCGTTCGCGCGCGCTCGATCAACTGCGCCAGCAACTTGCCGCCACCGAGGCGCTGGCGCAGTCGGCAGACCCCAACAGCCCGGCCGTCGAGTTCGCGCGGCAACTTCGCCTGGAGGTCGAGCGCCTGAGCGTCGCCGTCGATCCTGCGCTGGAGCGCCTGCGCGATCTCGGCGACGAAGTGGCCGACGCCTTCGGTCAGGCCGCCGGCGCGCTGTCGCTCAACTTTCGCGACGCCAAGAGCATCATCGACAGTCTCGAGCAGAGCCTGCTGCGCATCGGCACGCGCGAGCTTATCGAGCGGCCGTTCGCCGACTTCGTGCGCGGATTCATCAGCAGCGTGACAGAGCCGGGGCAGGGTGGCGGCTTTGGCGAGGCGATTCGCAACGTGTTTGTGGTGGGGCGCCAGCCCGGCGGCAACTTGCCGGTATTCACGCCGCCCATCAACCCGAACGAGCCGCGCCTGCCGACGTTCACCGAATCGGCGCTCGGCGGGCGCGGCGCGTCCGTCCCCATCGCCAGCGCCGGCACCGTGCAAGCGCTGGATGCCCTCACGCTGGCCGCGCAACGGGCCGCTGACGCGCTCGGCGGGCCCGGTCGAGGGCAGGGTAGCGTCGCTGGCATCGGCGGCCTCCTGGGCCTTCCTCGCGGCTTTGCCGCCTTCGACATCTTCGGCACCGGTATCGGCAGCGAGCAACCCGGCGCCGAGCGCGACGTGCTGCGCCGCATCGAGGCCAGCGTCGGCGGCGAGAGCGCCGACGTGCTAGCGCCGCTGCGCGACGGCGTCGAAGGCGTGCTGCCGCAGCTCGCGCGCCTGGGCGAAGACGCGCTGAGCCTCGGCGGCGTGTTCGCGCAGCAACTGCCCGCGCTGCTGGCGCAGGTGTTCTCGGGTGCAGGCGGCGGCAGCGCGGGCATCTTCGGTGCCCTGGGCAGCCTGTTCGGCTTCGCCCAAGGCGGCTACACCGGCCCCGCCCCGGCCACGGCCGCGGTGGGCGTGGTGCACGGCGGTGAGTACGTCTTCAGCGCTGCCGCAGTGCAGCGCCTGGGCGTGCCCGCGCTCGAGCAGATGCACCAGCAGGCGCGCGGCGGCGCGCCGCGCGTGCACCTGCCGGGCTATGCCGACGGCGGCTACGTGCACGTGTGGCGCGGCAACGAAGACCGATCTCCGCAGGTCCGCGGCGACCGCATCACCAATGTCAACGCACCTATCACCAACCGCATCAGCGGCCCCGTGGACAAGCGCACCCAGGCGCAGATCATGGCAGCGCAGCGCCGCGCGATCGCGCAGGTTGTGGCACGGGGGACGGCCTGATGGCCTGGCTGGGCACGCCGCTGCCGGACCTGATCGCGCGCGGCGCCACGGGTGGCCTGGGCTTTAAGACGACCTTGGTCGAGTCGCAGGGCGGCTTTGAGTTCGGCGTCCAGGAATGGGCCTACACGCGAGGCCGCTGGAACATCAGCCAAGGGCTGAAGAAGCTGCTGCCCGACGGCACGGTGGCCCCCAGCAGCACGCGCCACGAGGCCGCACGCAACCATCTCTTCATGGCGCGCGGGCGCGCCCACAAGTGGCCGTTCAAAGACTGGACGGACTACGTGTGCCACCGCGCGCACGGCCGCTTGGTACAGCTCACGAGCACCACTTTCCAGATCGCCAAGGTGTATGGCGACAATCCCACGTTCGAGTACGTGCGCCGCCTCACCCGGCCGGTGAACGACACGGTGCAGGTCTGGCTCAGCGGCGTACTGCAGAGCGGTGGCTACACAGTCAACTACGGTGATGATGCCGCTGGCGGCATCGTCACTTTCTCCAGCGCGCCCGGCGCCGCCACGCGCGAAGTCGCGTGCCAGTTCTACGTACCCTGCCGCTATGACGTCGATCAAGTCAACGCGCGTCTCGTGCATCGCCGCGGCGACGGCACCTTGTTCTTGGCCTGGGAAGATATCGACATCGTCGAGGTGCGCGAGTGAGATCCTGGCCGGCCAACCTCGTCACCGAGTCCCAGAACCAATCGCCACGCTTGGCACTGGCGCTGCTTATCGAACGCTCCGACGGCACCCGCCTCGCTGCCACCACTGCCGATATTGCGAGCACTCTCGACGGCATACCGCTGGCCGGCGCTACCGTCAACGGCGTCGAGTTCGATCCAGCGGATGGCACAGGCGTCAACGTCAGCGCCATTTCCCGCAGCGTCGGCACCGATGTAGACAACCTCGAGGCCGAGGTGCTCGAAGGCGGCGTCGTGACGTTGCCCGACGTGCTTGACCAGCGTTGGCACGCTGCGCCCTGGGTTGTGGGCCTGTACTGCTGGGCGCATCCAGAGTACGGCTTCGGCCCCATCTCGTGCGGCATCGTTGGCAAGGTGAAGCCGAGGCTTGGCCACTTCATCATGGAGCTGCGCGACATCCGCCAGCTTCTCAATGGCAACCCCACTCCAATCACGCAGAAAGGTTGCCTGTGGACCCTAGGCAGCAACTCCGAGCGCGACGGCTTTTGCCGCTTCGACACATCCGGCGTCACCTGGACCGACGTGCCCGTCACCGCTGTGTCCTCCGCGCGCCAGTTCACCGCGTCCTCGCTGGCCGCCATCGCCGATGATGCCTTCGGCAATGGCCTGCTGACCTGGACGCTTGGGCTGAATGCCGGGCGCCAGGTGCGCATCATCGCCTCGGCGGCCGGCGTCTTCACGCTCGACGAAGACATGGTGCGCGGCATCCAAGTGGGCGATGAGTTCACCGCGGTGTGGGGCTGCCGCGGCCGCTTCCAGGAAGATTGCGTCGGCAAGTTCTCGGCCATCACGCCTGGCCAGTACCTGAACTTCGGCGGCTTCCCGCATGCCCCCGGACCCGACAAGGCCCTGAACCCGCCGGGGCAGGACGCATGAGCATCAACCTGTCGCGCTGGATCTGGACCGGCACCGCCACCGCAGCCCAGGTGATAGCCGCCGCGCGCGCTCTCAAGGGCACGCCGTTCGTGCCGCATGGCCGCCTGCCCGGTGTGGGCGCCGATTGCATCGGCGTGGGCGTGCTCACCTGCCGCGCTTGCGGATTGGTCGCGCCAGATGCCGATGTCACCGGCTACCCACTCATTCCCGATGGCAGCCTGCTGGACATCTGCGATCGCATGCTCCTGCGCGTCAGCGCGCCGCGCATCGGCGGCATGTCGGTCTTCGTCATGGGCGGCGCGCAGGCACACCACTTGGCAATCGTCGTGCCCTACGCGCACGGCGGCGTGTCCTTCGTGCACGCGGTCGGCCCCGGCGCGCCGAACATGGTGCGCGAGAACCGCCTGATGCCTCCCATGCGTCTGGTGCGCAACTACGCGATCCCGGGGGTGGCGTAATGGCGCAGCTCGCAGCGGGCATCGCCGGCGGGGTCGTCGGCTCGTTCTTCGGCATGCCGCAGCTGGGCTTCGCGCTCGGCTCGGCCATCGGCGGTATCGCCTTCGCGCCCAAGCCGCCCAACCCAGAGGTTGGCTCTCTCGCCCCCACCGAGGTGGAGTACGGCTTTCCCATCCCGCGCGTCTTCGGCACGCGCAGAATGCCCGGATGGCGACTGTACCAGTCCGAACTTGAGGCCGTCTCCCAGCGCGTCGAAACCAAGGGCAGCAGCTCGCGCACGGTCGGCTACCGCTACCGATGCAACATGGGCTTGCTCATCTGCCGTGCCGGCGTGCAGGCCGCGGTGCGCATCTGGCGCAACAAGGAGATGGTGGCCACCTTTCGCACCGATGCGGATTGGGAGGACATTGCCGCATCGCTGATCAGCCGCCACTGGCAGGAAGCCACTTTCTACCCCGGCGACGACGACCAGCTGCCGCATCCCGCCTACGAAGCCGACCCGCAGTTCGGCGGCAACGTGCCCGCCTACCGCGGCTGGGCCACCATCTGGTTCGACGGCGCATGGTGCGAAGGCCGCACCCCGCCGGCCATCGAGGTCGAAGTCACCACAGGCCCGGAAGACGGTTTCGGCGTGTCGGTCTGGACGCTGATCAGCACCGACAACGGCACATTCAGCCGCGCGCCCGGCAGCGTCGGCTACGAATCCGTGAGCGTGGTGCCGGTCAAGTCGGCCGGCCGGTTCGTCTTCAACGGTGGCGGGTATGGGGGCGTGAGCACCTACGCCACCAAGGAAGAGGCCATCGCCTTTGGCTACTCGCTGTCGCCCACCGCCATCGAGCAAACGGGCAGCGTGCTGGTGGACATCGACCCCGCGCCCACGCTGGTGAGTTCCGTCGCCTCGGGCGGCGAGATTCTCGAAAACTACCGCGTCAATGGGACGATCTTCTACTTCTCGCCGCCGCCCGGCAGCTACGCGCAGAACGCCTACGAGTGGTCGGTCAGCTACACCAACCCGTCGTCCACCTTCGATGTGCTGGCGGGCATGGACTACAGCACGCAAGACATCGCTTTTGACGCCAGCGCGGATGGCATGGCGGCCAACATCGTGCCGGGTTCATCCGATGTGCCAGCAGTCGGCGCCACGGCCAACACCGACACCCCGGATGTCGAGGCCACGCTCATCGCCGTGGCGGGGCAGGCCACCGCCTACGTGCACACCGGCTACAACAACACGCGCTATGTCCTACGCGACGGCATCGTGTACCTCGGCAGCACGACCGAAGGCGCGAAGGTGTGGCGCTACGTGCAGGGCACCGGCACCCCCACGCACGAGGTCACCGTGGCCGCGTTCCCCCTCACGGTGGGGGGTTTGGCGTGTGACGGCACCACGCTCTACGTGCTGTCCAGCACCCTCAAGCAATACAACGCCGCCGACCTGATCAGCGCCGGCCCGGACCTGACCTCGCCCCCGGGTTCGGTGATCTTCTGCAACTCCGCAGGGAACCTCTACTGCTACGACAGCCAGCGCCTGTACCAGTACACCGCCGGGTCGTGGAACATCGTGCTCGACGTGACCGGCAGCCCGTTCAACGGTGCCACGATGCTGCACCCGCCCTTGTATGAAGGCGGGTTGATGTATGCGATCCAGAGCACCACTGGCCCGTCGGGCTTCCTCGCGTGGGAGGGCATTCTCTCGCTGCCGGCGGTCACGCCCGAGGGCGTGGCGCTCAATACCATCCTCGCAAACTATGCCGAAGCGTGCGGCATCAATCTTGACCAGGTGAACCTTGCCGAAACCGCCGGCATTACCGTGGAGATCGGCTACACGGCGCAGGGCACCGGCAAGTTTGTGTTTGACGAACTGTCCACGGCCTATAACTTCATGGTCCTGAACGACGGATACGGCATCAAGACCCGCCTTCGTGGGCAGGCTTCCGTCGCCACCATCACCTATGAAGACCTCGGCGCCGGTGTCGATCAACCGGCAGATGAACCCATCGAGCCCGACACCGACTCGGCCGCCGAAGTGCCGCGAAGAATCAGCGTCAGCGCAGCAAACGGGGACGCAGATCACCAGGTCGAGACGCAGACGGATGACCGCATCCTGGGACCGAACGTCCAGACCGACAGCCTTTCGCTCAACCTGTCGATCACGCCCAAGAAGATCAAGGGCATCGCCAACAGCATCGCGGCGGATCGCAAGACCGCGGCGAACGTCGGCTTGATGGCGGTGGGCCTGAAATACATCGACCTCGAACTCGGCGACATCGTGACCGTGGTCAAGGAAGGTGAATGGTCGCGCCGTGTCCGGCTGGTGCGTGAGTCCTTCGCGGACTACGTGCGTCAGTTCGATTGGGTGCTCGACCGCGCCGCAGACATTCAGGACGAAGGCATCGTCAGCGAAGCCGGGGCCGCCGAGCCGACGCTGACGATCGAGACGCCTGGCATCGCCGAGGTGCTGCCCATCGACAGTCCGTTGGAGCGCGACGCCGACAACACCGCCGGCCAATACGTCGCGGTCGATCTTCGCGACGGGGCGGACTTCGCCGGTATCTACCACTCGTCCACCGCGGACGGGAGTTTTGAGAACGCCGGCAACGTCAGCAGCGAGGCCGCAGTGGGCACGCTGCTCACCTCCCTGCGGGCGTGGGATGGGCGCTACTCCTGGGATGGCGCAAGTACGTTCGACGTGCTCATGGCCGATGGGGCCACGCTGACCAGCAGCACCAAATCCGCCATGAGCCTGGACCTGTCGATCAACAACATATTGATCGGCTCCACCACCCGCGGCTGGGAGCGCGCGCGTTTCATCAATGCTACGCTGATCGCAACCAACACCTTCCGCGTGTCCGTGATGCTGCGCGCGATGAAAGGCACCGAGGCCCT